ATCGGACGATACTGTGGTCACGAACTTCGCCACTTGGTCGAGCAGCGGGACTTTGACCGCAACGTCGATTGCCGCCGCGAAAAACGTGGTCTTTCACGTCGATACCAAGGCACGCAAACGGTACATCCGGCTGAGTCTGACCACGGCGACCGCCACGAACGACAACGTGACGGCGGCGGCGTTGGCCGAAACCGGCTTGCTGGCGACTTTGCCGGCCAGCACAAGCGGCATGGCCGGTTCGACGAACGACGTGGTGGTTGTTCTCTGATGACTCCATTCTCCGATGGCGTTGTAGTTCTTCACCCTGCGGCCAGTTTCTTTGCTGGCCGTGGGGCGAACTACACGAGCCAGTTCGGAGAAGACGGACTGATTGCAGGTTGCCTGGAGAAGTTCGGTGCTGACAACAAATGGTGTTTCGAGGTTGGTGCCGCCGATGGTTATCGACTTTCAAATACAGCTCATTTGCGGTCGCAAGCCTGGACCGCAGTGCTTATCGAAAGCGACGAAAAAGAGTTCGCACGGCTGCGAGAAATCAACGAAGAACGCGCGTATTGCTTCCATGAAAAAGTGAATGGCAGTTCGCTGGACCGGATTTTGGAAGGCGTTGGCGCACCAAAGAATCTTGACTTCGGCGTCATCGACATCGACGGTCAGGATTACTGGGTTTGGGAAGGGATGCGGCGATTCCGTCCGCGTTTGATGTTGGTTGAGTTCTGGTACACGTCCGAGAACCAAGGTTTGTTTGTCCCGAACATCAACGGCGAGGGGCAGGCAAGCTACACGTCGATCATCAATCTTGGCATTGAGAAAAACTACACGGCACTGGTCAAGACTCATTGCAACATCTTGTTCTGCGACACGGGGCTTCTGTGAGTGATATCAAGCTGAATATCGGGGCGGGCGAGACGGTGATTCCGGGCTGGACTGCCATCGACCGCAAGTTTGGCACGGAAGCGTTTCCGCTCCACTACCCCGACAACTCAGTGAGCGAAATCCGATGTTCCCACATGCTCGAACACCTCTCGTTCGGCGATGTCCTGGACGCTCTGAGGGAATGGAATCGCGTTTTGAAACCGGGCGGACGACTGCGATTGTCCGTGCCTGATTTCGATAAAGTGGTTGCGTCGAAAGACACCGACCCGACATGGCCGTATGTGCTGTTCGGTGGGCAGCAGGACGGCGATGATTTCCACAAATCAGTTTATGACGAACCGCGTTTGACGGCGTACCTCAAAAACGCCGGACTGACGAGCATTCAACGCTGGGAATCGCCAAACACTGACACCGCCGCTCATCCGATGTCGCTGAATCTGGAAGGGTACAAGCCGGCTGAAGGCGTCTCGACAGAACAAATCAAGATGCGGGCGGTGTGCTCGATTCCACGAATCGGTTGGAATGACTCCTGGCAGACGATTGTTGATTCGCTTCGTCCGTTTGGCATCCCGTATGAGACGTTCAACGGCGTCTTTTGGGGCCAGTGCATGCAGCGGGCGTTTGAAAACGCGCTCAAGGACGGAATCGACTGGCTACTGACGCTGGATTATGACTCTCTCATTCTGCCGGAGCATGTTGACCGGCTCATCGGGCACATGGGCGAGAACCCGCATGTTGACGCCGTGGCAGCTTTTCAGATGCGACGTGGGCAAGACTTCCCGCTGATGACGTGCGGTAAAAACAAAGAGGCCGGAGTAGATGACGGGTTGATCAAAGTCACAACAGCACATTTCGGACTAACGCTATTCCGCGTCGAAGCGTTGAAAGATATCCCGAAGCCGTGGTTCTGGGCTAAGCCAGACACGAACGGCGAATGGAGCGATGACCGTTTAGACGACGATATTTGGTTCTGGCATCAGTTCCGTCTTGCGGGCAGGCAAGCATACGTCGCGCCTGATGTCAGAATTGGCCATTTGGAATTGATGGTCAGCGACTTTGACGACGATTTCAAGCCGCGACATATGCACATCTCGGAATGGCGGCGACGTTTTCGGAAGGAATCCTAATGCAGGTGCGGTTGATTCGGCCTTGGATGCACTATGAGACAGGGCAAACATACGACTTCTTTTCAAACCTTGCAGACGTGCTGATCATGCGAGGCATCTGCGAAAAGGTGGAAGATAAGCCGCCTGAAAAACAGCAGCAGAAGCCAGAGAAGGCCCGCAAGTGAATTATCAATGCGAGCAATTTCACGACATCAAGCATTACCTGTCGGTAACAACTGGGCCGACAGAGGAGCCGGTGTCGGTTGACGATTGCAAGCAGTACCTGCGTGTTGATTACAACGATGAAGACAGCTTGATTGCCAATTGGATCACGACGGCCCGTGAAATGGTGGAGCGAGATTCGGCCAGGGCGTTACTAACCCAGACTCTCACGCTTCGGATGGACTCTTTTCCTGACCGGACCATCTACTTGAAACGATTGCCGGTGCAAAGCGTCAGCAGCGTGCAATACGTGGATACCGGCGGAACAACTACCACGCTATCGAGCAGCAGCTATGTGACGGACCTGACGACGGAACCGGCGAGAATTCAACCGGCATATGGCCTGATCTGGCCGTTTACACGATATCAGTCAAACGCGGTAACGGTGACGTTCATTGCAGGCTACAGCAGCGTCGCGACTGTGCCGGAAATTGCCAAGCAACTCATCAAGGTGATGGTGTGCCACTGGTTTCAACGTCCCGAAAGTTGCGGCAGCGTCGATGAGTTTTGGTCTGCATATTGGGCGATGATTGGGCGTTTGCAGTGGAGCGCCTACGCATGAAAACGGATTGTGTTTGTCCCGGAAAACTTAATCAGCGGATAACAGTCCACGCACTCAAAACCAGCCTCACGCCGAACGCCGGCGGGCATGTGGACGAGACGAGTGATAGTAACTGGCGGCAGGTGGGGCGGGAGTGGGCCACGTGTAAGTCGCGGGGCACGCGGGAAGTTGTGATTGACGATCAGGTGCGGGCGTTCTCAACGCAGGAATGGACGATTCGCTGTCCGCGAAGTGGAGTTTCGCCGTACACGACGGGGATGCAACTGCGGATGAATGGACGACGATTCAACATCTCGGAACCGCCTTACATTTTGGACGAGCAAAACGACTGGATCGTGATCAACACGATTGAAGTTCCCACAACGTGACGCATGGCAATCAAAAACGGATTAAGAACTCTGCTGTTGGCGCAATCGTCGATTACGACACTGTGCCCAGCGCAGACGGTACAGGGGACGAGCTACAGCAAGGTGTTCACCGACGCGATCAAGCAAGGCATTGAAGCACCGTATATCCGCATTCGACGGACGGCATACGACAACAACAACACGCTGGATGGTTCGGTGGGGACTGGAAAATCAACCATCGAGATCAAGAGCGTGGCGAATACAGAACCGGCGGCGGAAGCACTGGCGAAGGCTGTGTCGGATTACCTGAAAGATTACGCGGGTGCGGCGGGCGGTTCAGACGCGATTGTAAGCGTGGACTGGGATAACGCAGCGGACGAGATGGTGCCGGAACAAATCGGCAAGGATGTTTGGCGGTACGGTGTGACCCAGGTTTACCGGGTGTGGCATAGGTGATCAATGAAAGCTGGCGTAACTATCACCGGGAGTGATGACCTGCTGACGCGAGTCGAGGCGTTGTCGAGCAGGGAAACGGAGATTGAACGTGCGGCAGTTGTCGCGGGTTGCCGGGTGATGTTGGCCGCGTGCCGAAGTGCCGCACCTGGATCAATCAAAAATGAAGTCGGAATGCGGGTGAACGTGACCGACAAATCGGTCACAGGCAAAGTTGGCTTAGTAAAGTTTCCCCGCAAAAACAACACGTATCACGGCGTCTATTTGGAGCGTGGAACAAAATACATTCAGCCGCGTCGGTTCATACAAAACGCTTTGCGAACGAGCCAACCGGCGGCAAAGCAGGCGATCAAAGATGCGGTCAATCGGAAGTTGCAGGAGATAGGTTAAGTCGGTCTAACAACCTGAAACGGAGTCGCGCGGGGGACCGCGCGATTTCTAAAAGCTGAAGCGGCCTAATTACCCGCAAGAGGCGTTTCCCTCGCTGCTCGAAACGGAGTCGCGTGCAACCCGCACGACTCCGTTTTTTGTTTTTTGCAACGAAGGGAAATCAATCATGGCGTTTATGAAATCTAAGGGATGCGTTCTCGCCTGGGATGACACCGGCAGCTACGTCGCGATTCCTCAACTGGAGTCGATCAGCAAGACCGGCGAATCGAACGAGTTTTTCGAGACTCACACGATTGACGGCGTTGTTGGCAAAACGATCGCGCTGAGCGGGTTTAACAACCGCCCGAAGATCGTCGCCAAGGGATTCTATGACGCCGCGAACGCGGTGCATGCCGCGTTGAAAACCAACATGCGCGTGCCGTCTGACGAAAACGTGAAGCTGACTTACACCGATGCCGGCCCTGTTTCTGAAATCTGGACCGGCATGGCGTTCGGCTTTGATGAGGAAATCGAAAAGAGCAAGGGCGTGATGTTCACGCTCACAGTCGAGTGTTCCGGCAATCCCAGCTAACAGGCAGGCTTCAACATGAAGGCGCGAGTAAGCGTGCAGCACGACGCAAATATGGAAACGTGCGACCCAAAGTATCGCAGCGAACTCAAGCCGATTTTCCGGCGCGGGCCGCTCGGCAACATGCGCTGCGAATGGTTCTGGCCGGTTGGCGTGGTTGTGGACGGCGACAAGGCCATCAGTCTTGTGTCTCACGGACTGGCCGAGCCACTGGATTTGGAATGTGCGGAAGCCTGTGGGATGACGGCCGCACAAGTGGCAGAGGCAACGGTCAGCCAGGAGATGGCGCAAAAAGGTGTTCATT